GTCTTTGTGTACCAGCTGTATTGGTTGCAGTAGGTGTCCAAGTGTTGATATCCTCTTGAGAAGAGAATCTTATAAACATATCATCTTGCGTGTCAGTATTTCCAATTGTCGTTTCTGTTCCAAATAAAACTAAGTGACGATCGGGTGTTGATACAATCATATCTCTAGATGCAGTTGGTGCTCCACTTACAACAGTAGCTCTTGTTGCAGGAGCATTGGATAAATCTGCATCCCATTCAAATACTGCCCCATTAACTATTAATGCAACTAATGTACTTCCTAAATTATCTAAAGACCATAAACCAGGTTCTGCAACTTTATCGGTTGTCGCTGCAGCTTGGCCCCATGCTGCATAATCACTGGTATTAGTAACTGTTGCACCATCAGAATGAGCCGCTCTAGTTGTTCCTCTCGCTGCTCTTGTAATTCCTGTTAACGTTGTAGTTCCAGAAACTCCGGTATAAGAAATTTCTTCAGTGCCTACTAAAATGTAATTGGTTCCTGTAGTTGGAAATCCTGTAATAGAATCTAAAACAATACTTGTTCCTGATCCACCAGTTCCATAGACATTATCACCTAAAGCTCCATCTAAAGTATTAGTTTGAGGATTAGTTACCGTACCACCAAACTGAGATATACCCCAACCAAATACTCCCACCTGGTCAGCTGGACCTACGTGGTAATATCTATAATAAGTTATGCCTCCAGAAGTAGTTGCTCCTGAATCAGTTTCAGTAGCTCCGGCATTAATAGTAATAGTGTCATTAGTAGGTGCAGTTAACACCATAAATTTTTTGTCACAAAAAGTAGTAGAATCAAAAACAGAGTCAGTAATAGAACTAAATGTAGAACTGTCACCAAATAAAATTATATCTCCAGCAACCATACCATGAGCGGAACTAAAAGTTACAGTAACTGTAGTTGATCCGTTAGTCGTGGTAAATGCATTAGTAATTGCAGTTCCTGATGGGTTAACTAAAGGATGAATATCATAATAAACTCCTCCAGAATAAGCATATAAAATCCTATTGGTACCTAAAATAGAGTATTTAATACCATCCTTATTAACCATATGATGAATAGCTCGAGTAGGACCGGTTAATTTTTTATCTCCTAAAGAAGACCAGCCTCCTATTTTTTCAGGAGTACCATATCTAAAACGTACATTTTCACCTCCTGTCCATTGAGCTTCTGCTCCCGTAGGGGTAATTTGTTTATTAAATCCTGGTAAAAATCCTATTTTTTGTAACATAATGGACCCACTATATAGGGTTATTATTTTTTTGGTAGTATTATATAATAATTTAAATCAAATTAAAGTCCAATGTTCTTTCATGTGGATTTTGACTGTTTTATCAAATAAATCTTCAGTTAATATATCAAAAGCTATGGTTATTCTTTCGGTGTTTTCACCCTGTTGATCTGTGTGATGTGTTACCCATCCTGGAAATAAAGTTATTTTACCTGGAATGTTTTCACTAGCATAATCTGTTTTGTAATAAGGAGCTTCATAATAAGTATTAGTGTTGTTTGTTTTAACACAGAGGTGACCACTTAAATAACTTTCTATGTCTTCTGCATGAAAATGTTTTTTTATTTTTTCCCCTTTTCTCATAATATTAAACCAACATTGAACATAGTAATTCTTTTCTACTTTTTGTTTTAAACGTTTTAAAAACTTATCATGCACATCCCTAATGTGTTTTTTTAAAAAGCCTGTCTCTTTAAAATTTAGTAAATTATAATGAATATATCTTGTTGTAACACTGTTTTTATTTAAGCCTGTATTGCCATCACCATAAAAAGGGTATTTATTAAGTATATCTTTTTCTTTAGAAAGTAAAAATTTACTTAAATAATCTACATTAATGTCTAATACTTCTTCCCCAATATAGTATGAAAATTTTGGATTAAAAAAGTTGTTAGGTTTATTACTTACAAAATTAAAAATATTCAAATTTTTCTTACCCGCAATTGTTTATCTAACCCTAGATGTATATCGTCTTTTACAATACCATTTGAAAATTTTATTAAAGGTAAATACAATGTATCTCCTTTTGTGTAATTACAATGATTAGGTATTTTTATTTTAAAAGGTTTTATACTAAATTGAGCTGCAGGGTGAGATAACCATCGTATAGGAACATCACAATACCAAGACATTCTTGCATGTTTATTTACGTGATTATTTAACATTAAATAAAAAAACTTGTACACTCTTAAATTATGTTCATCTAGAAATATTTCCGAAGGTGCATCATCAAAAAATATAGTATCAAACTTATCTAATGTTTTTAAAACTTGTTGCCAATAACCTTGTACAATATGTACTTTATGTTTTTGTTTTTTGCTCCATTGTTTTAATTCGTTAATCATGACAGGTTCAATAATTGTATGTGATTTAATATTATATTTTTGTATCTGACTTGCAGAATAACCTAATCCAAAACCTATTTCTAATACATGTCCTTTTGGTTTTAAATGTTTAATTAATTTATTCATATAAGGTTTTTCCCATTCCATCATAACTTGAAAATTTATTTTAGGATCATAAAGAAGATCTTGATTTTTAATATCTTTGCTTTTTATATAATTCATATTTCTTTCTATAACGGTTCTGAGTTTAATTCTTTTTTTATTTCTCCATAATGAAAACCTAAGTTACCAGCAATTACAATTCTTAAATGGTTTGTTTCTTCTGGTGGAACTAGATGGCGGTAATCACCCTTCCAAATAAATAAAGATCCTGTTTTAGGTTGAAACGCTCTGTAACCTGGTTTGGTAAATACTAGTGGCGCACAACCTTCTTCTGCTTTAGCATAATAAGTAAATGAAAATATAGAATTATGTTGATGTTCATTAGTGTATTGTCCTTTTCTATATATAGCCCCCCACATTTCTCCACAAACAAAAGGTGGGTACCCTCCTTGTACTGCTTTAATATTTTCAAGGAAAGGTATTTTCGGAATAATTATTTTTAGTAAATCTTGATATGATTCATGCGTAGTTACCATTCTCCAAGGAGTCATAGCAGCTTTAACATTAGTTGTTTTTCTTTGAGCATCTCCTGCTTCTATCGTATCTTTTATTAGTCTATTATTTAATTGTTTAAACGAGGGATGATTACTTAAATTAGTTTCCATGATAGTCATGGTAGTATTAACTTTTGTCTTATGGAGTTGCATGCTTTATATTTTCCACAACAGTTTGATCAATATTAAAATTAATTAATGACCTTAATTGTTTTTTAGGTTGATAGGCTGTATGTAATAAAGACCCACAAAACATAACTGCAGTTCCTTGTTTAGGTTTTATTTTTTTTATAATTTTATTTTTGTTGTCAAAAATAACTGTTTCTCCATCAGAGTCTATTACATAATATATAAGAATTGTGTATTTATCTTGGTACTTTGGTAAATCAAAATGAGGAGTATCATAAGTTATAGCGCTAGGGTTTGGAAATTGTAAAAAAGCATTTACTCTTAAAAGTTCTATTTTTGGTCTTTCAATTTTTTTAACTATTGGAAGTATGTCATTTAAGTGCTCTGAATTTGCACCACTTTCCATTGAAACAAATTCATGTTGCATTGCCGGTCTGTCTATTTTGGTATCCTTAGTTACGTCTTTTATAAAGTACCAAGGAAAAATTCTAAAATCTCCTAACATCATATCTTTTAAATGTTCTTGAGTTCGTCTATCTACAAAATTTTCAAAAATTTTTAGTTTATTTTTTAACATTTATTAGGGTAGAGTTTAATCCTAAAATAGGTCGGCCATCATTTTTAAGATTTTTGTTTATCGTATAGTGTAAAAACACTTGAACACAAACTTCACCTTGCAACGGCTCTCTCCAATGTTCTAATTTACTCCCTTCATAAATTAACATATCTCCTGGCTTTAAATCTACTTTAACAATTTTTGTTCCATCCATTAAATAAAATGGCCATGGATCACCGCCTAAATTAAGTGTGGTTGATACCTCACAACTATGTCTATCTTTATGACGTTTCAATACATCCCCTGGTTTGTAAGTTCTTGCGTAAGCGTAAGTTTCATATAAATTTAATCTTGTATGTTTTTTTAGTAAAGGCTTTAAATAAAGAAGCAGAGTTTCCATTAAAGGATCTCCATAAATTGAGTAAGTGCCGTTAACCTGACCATCATTCCAAGTGCCATGCATAACATCAAAAGGAGGAAGATATTTATTTTCAAACATAAAAGCAGCAGCATTTCTTTTTATTAATAGATAATTATAGGCTATCTTTGCTAATTCTTTTGAAATAGCTCCTTTTATAAGTTTATATCCTTTTTTATTAAAACTCATTTGTAATAATTTAAATTAATAACACACCTACAATCAACATCAGTTTGACTAACAGCTCTGTGTTTTAAGTTTGTTGGAAACTCTACATACATGTTGGGTATACTTTTAATCATTTCTCCCGATTCAAATTCAGTATAACCATTACTTTCATTTAAATAAAGTATTGCTGTAGTCATATGTTGATTATCAAAATCTCTATGTAAGATAGACCTTCTTGGTTTGTCGGTTCTTGTCAATAAATTAACTTGTGCTCTTACTAAAGAAGAATAATTAATTCGAGGTTTTAAACAATTTACAACTATAGAATCATAATTTGCAGAATTAACAACATCGTGTGCATATAATTTATGGGAAAAAAAGAAACCATCTTTTGCATTAGGGTTTTGTTCATGTTGATAGAACCATGGAAAATAAGTCGAAACTACAATCTTTGTAATACTATCAAATTTATTTTTATCTAAAAAATCTTTTGTAACTTTTATGTCTTTATTTTTATGTTGCATCATTTAAAATTTTTACATTAATAGCTTGAATATTCCAATGGATAAATCTAAAAGGTTTTTTGCCTGAATCTACAGAAAAACTATGTTGTAACCATGATGGAAAAAATATCATAGTTCCTGGTTCTACATTATAATGAACTAAACCCTGTGCTTCATTAAGTTTTGTTTTATCTAATAAAGGTAAGTCGTTCATTGTTTTAGCTATTCTTGGATCATGAAAAACAGGTTGAGAAGTAAGTTCCCCTGCTTTTAAAAAATAAAAACCTGACACATGTCCATTCCAATGATTATGGACTGACTGATGTCCCCCACCTTTTCTAGCAAATTCTTGAACCCACAATTCATTAATAAACATTTGATAATCAGTTAGATCATATCCCATATCATTCATAATAGTATGGGACACAGTAAAAATAACTTTTTGAAACTCAAGTACGTCTGGATTAGGTAATAAAGGAGCTGAAGAATAACTTAATCCAAAATCACTAGTAAGTTTTAATTTTTTTTTATAATAATTTTTTGATCTCTCAATATAAGCGTCTGTAATTTCTGTTAACTCATTAACAAAAGAGTCATCAAAAACACTATAAATTGGTGTAGAAAAATACAAATCTTTAATTAATTTTTTCATTAGTAATAATTAATATTTAAAACAATTCTTTCATCTTTATCTGTACAAGTTGTACCTGTATGTTTAACATTTGCAGGGAAAATTACAAGTCTATTTGCTTCACTTTTAATAATTTTATTTGATTCAAATTTAGTATATCCATTGTTAGTATTTATATAAAATATAGCTGTTTTCCAATTAGGGTTATCATCTTTTAAAATATGTTCTGCACCATCGGTGTGTAATCCATGTTCTATAATTTCATTAGTTTTCCATATATGGTTTGCTTTTACTTTTATTAAAGCTTTTACTTTTAACAATGAATAAAAAGGTTCTAGTATTTCATTGTAAATAGAATTAGGTTTATGATTATTATAAAATAAATGAACAAATTGTTTGTATTCTTCGTGATGTAATACATTACTGGGAAACCAAGGAAAATTTTTGTCTTTAAAAAAAATGTTGTGTATGTCTTTAAAATAATCTTTATTTAAAAAATTGTCTTTTACTTTAATCATTATTTAAATTGATTACCAAGCGCCCAACAAACTAAACTATATCTAGTTCCAGCTGTTACTTCGTTTACTTTATGTAAGATATGAGATGGAAATACAATTACAGTACCTGTATTTTTTGAGTCTTCAATTGAAAAAATGTTATTTTCATGATCCTTGTCTCTTAAATTAAATTGAAATTCTCCTCCTTCAAAACCATCATTCAATAAAATTGATGCAGATAATTTTCTTATTTTACCAGATTTTGTATAAGGCTTGTCCCATGAATCTATATGCCAATCATAGTATTGGTCTTTACCATATATAGTAAATTGAATATCTTCATTCTCGTCAATATGAAAATTCCAACCTGATTCTTTGTTTGCATTACGTATATACTGCATTACTAAATTATTTATCCAAGGTTCCTTATTCCAAACTACATGTGAGTTTCGAACATTGTTAATATTTTTATCTCCAGTAGTTGCTTTCATAACAACTTTGTCTAAAGCATGTTTTATTATTTTTTGACAAATTATTTTTGGTAAAGATTTATTATATACCCACGAATAATTTTTTAGTATCACGTTTTTACTTTCTAAATTTATAATGATTTAAATACTTATAAACTAATTTCCAGTCGAAGTCCAAGATAATCCGTTGGGATCCCATTCAAATTCATTATTATCTGCATCATAACCTAACCATCTTTGATTGTCTTCATCCCAATCTAAATAGTATGGTGAATTATCTCCATAAGTTAAAACAGTTGGATATGCTACCGGTGCTTTATAAATCCACTCAGATGTATCTAAAATCCAAGAAGGATGTGGTTTTCTAATTACAAATACATCGTTTGCAGGATCGTAATATCCTCCTATCTGAGCGTAATTCCATCTTTTACATCTAGGGTCGTTTTCAAATTCTTGAAAAGTTCTAGTCTTTCTTCCATTAGTTTCAGTATCTGTTGGAACCGAATATCTTCCTTTTATAGAATTATAAGAAGTTTGTTTATATGTTCCTTTAAAAGTCTTATTTACCCATTGTTCTGCTTGTTCAGAAAAATCTCCACCATTAGCGTCAATGTCTTCATTTGCTATTTTGATTACGTCAATAACCACATTGTTTTCATCTAATTTTGCAAAGTGTGCCATTATATTGTCAAAGTTCCTGATACTATAAATCTTGCTATTGAACTGTCACTAGGTCCAGGAGTTAATGTATTTCCTGTTCCTGTCACAGCTGCACTTGCTGGTGCACATGGGATTCTAATTACTACAACTCCAGAACCTCCGTTAGCGGCAGTTCCCATTTGTCTTCCGCCTCCGCCACCTTCACCAATTTCATCTGTGCCTTCTCCGCCGCAGCCGCCTCCTCCGCCGGGAGCCGATCCGCCAACGCCTCCTGCTGCATAAGTTACTGATGATCCTGTAATACTATTTGCTGCTCCTGCGCCTGCAGTTCCTTGGCCGCCTGCGCCGCCTTTTCCGCCGCCTCCGCCGCCTTTTCCAGTAGTATTGAATGGTCCACCTTGACCACCTGGGTTTCCTTGAGGGGGAGTTGTTGGAGGAGTATTTCCTGCACCTCCTGATTCATTATAAACTGTTTGTCCGCCGCCGCCAGATCCACCTGTATATTGACCCGGTGATCCGCCACCGCCACCTGTGCTTGTTATTGAAGCTGGTGTACAAGCAAAAGCAACTGAATCCCCACCTCTTGCAGCAGGGGTATTACAAGTTGGAGATTTTGCTCCACCGCCTCCTACTGTTATTGTGTAATCACCTGGATCAAGTTCTACTTGTGAAACGCATGAACAACAAAATGAAAATCTCATTCCGCCACCGCCTCCGGCTCCGGCTCCATTATTATTATCTCTAGCTCCTCCGCCACCGCCTCCGGCAACAACTAAATAATCTACAAGTGCAGGGGATGCTCCACCGCCTGAACCAAATCCTAAAACTTGATAACCAAAAGATTTAGTTTTTCTTGATTGTATATTTGTTGAATTCTTACCCTGTTGGATAAGATTATTTTTTAAATCTCTCATACTTTAATTCCTTATAGGTCGTTAGCCGCATCAGTAGTATAGAATAATTTTATCCCTAACACTCTAGCTTCACCAGTAAAAGTATCACTACCATCTGCTGCATCTCTATATAATTGAAAATAAGATTGTTCGCCTGCTGCAGGAGAACCCGAAACTGTCATTGCACTACTTTCAGAAGAAACTTGTTGATCTTCTACTGTTCCAATTCCAGCGTCTGTAACCTCTATTGCTGTTCCAAATGCAACATCAATAGTATCATTATCAGCACAAGCTACCGCTTGTAAACCAAATATACAGTCACCTGTATTAGTTGTGCTAGGAGACCAGTAAACTTGATAAGTTAATGTTCCTTCATTCCATGATTTTGGCATGGCTATTGTAAATTGTGTGTATTGTTTTGTACTAGCATCAAAATCAAAAACTTTTAAGTCTGGTCTTGTTGCTGTTGTTTCTACTTGCGCTGCATCTGCAGGGTTAGTAGTTGGTCCGTACATAGCTGTTGCAGGAATCCATATAGTTTCTCTTCCTGCAATTTTAACTGCAGAAACGTTTCCACCGCTATCTTCAGCTTGAATGACTCCACTGCCTTTAGTTTTTAAAGCAATACCTATGTTTGTATCATCACCAGATGCAGTAAGTGTAGGATTGTTTCCTGTAGCCGCATTCGCTAATGTAATTTCATTAACTGCAGAACTTGTAGCTGTTAAAAGAGCTAACTGATTACTATTAGTATCTAAGATAGAAGTTCCTATTATAGGAGATGTTAAAGTTTTATTTGTTAAAGTTTGAGTTCCGGTTGTTGTAACAAATCCAACATCCACAATATTTGGATTAGTTCCTGATCCAGTTCCATAAACAAATTTTGTAGAAGTATCTCCACCAGCCCAAGTAACACTGCTACCTGTACCACTTACATATTTAAATGTTACAGCTTGTGAGCCTGTTGTAGAATTTTTAATTGCGTACATTTGCTGTACATCAATTGGAATAGTTACGTTTCTTGCACCTGTAAGTGCACCTGTTAATTCGATAACTCTGTGAGCAAGAGTTGCCCCAGTTCCACCATCAGTAACTGAAAGATCTGTATCTGCACCATCTGTTACTGCTTGAGTAGTATATCCACCAGCGAACTGCTCGATAATTTCTAAGTTTGTATTAGTTTTTGTTCCCCATGTACCGGCGTTTTCACCAGTTGCCATTTTTTCAACACCTAAAGGTGTATATGTTGAAGCCATAATTTATCTCCTGCTTAATTCGTTATTTTTATTTTGTTTTATACATAATGTCAACATCATATATTACAATTATGCTGGTGTAACTTTACTCCAACTACCCCCTTGAGTAGCCGTTTTTTTACTCCAACTACCACCTTGAGTAGGAGTCACTTTTTCCCACGCAATTGGACCACCAACTTGACCTACAGTAACAGTTGCGGATAAACCTGTCAATCCTATTGTCATTTCTGTAGGAGTAATTGCTCCTGTGCTTGCCGTTGCTGAAATTCCTGATAATCCTATTGTCATTTCTGTAGGAGTAATTGCTCCTACTGAAGCTGTAGCACTTACTCCAGTTACATCTATTAACTCAATAGAAGCTACTGTTACTGATCCATTTGAAATAGTAGCATCAACTCCTGTTAGTCCTACTACATCAGCAGGAGCAAGAGCGCCGGGAGATGCAGTTGCTGATAAAGAAGCTAAACCTTGAACATGATCTGCTCCATTATTAATACTTAATTGACCTATAGAAGAAGTTGCACCTAAACCTGAAATTTGTTCTGGTATATCTAATTGAGTTGGTACAGAAGCTGTCGCAGAAACTCCTGTTAATCCTACTACATCTGCAGGATCTAAGAAATATTCTCCACCCCATGCATCATCACTCCACGCTTGATCTCCCCAGCCTACTGCTGGAAGATCAGCTGTAAGACCGTCAGGAGCTGTTAAAGATACAGTAGTTACGTTTTGACCCCAGTCATTATCGCCCCATGTATTACGTCCCCAACCATCAGTTGCTTGCGAATATGCTAATTCTCCAAGACTTACTGTTGCTGAAATTCCAGTTAGAGTTACGGTAGGACTATCACTTTCTCCCCAAGGTTCTTCACCCCATTCAGCTCTGCCCCAACCTGCTAGAGAATATGCTTGAACTTCTCCTACTGATGCAGTTGCACTTACTCCAGTTAAGGAAGCAGTATTATCATTAAGTTCTCCCCATTCATTAGATCCCCACGCTTGATAACCAAAACCTTTATTAGCTTGAGCTAAAACTTCACCTACTGAAGAAGTTAAAGATAAACCTGTTGGTATTATGTCAACAGCATTCTCTCCCCAGTTTTCCATTCCCCAAGTATCAGAACCCCATCCTTGTTCAGGAAAAGCTGTAAGTTCACCAACAGAAGAAGTTAAAGTTGAAGGGGCGGTTAATGATTGAGTAACAGTATCAGATTCCCAAGAATTATATCCCCAGGTAGTACCGGCTTTATTCCAAGTATTAGCCATAAGGAATTCCTCCTTATGCTATACGAATTATCGCTGTAGTTGCTGCTGCTGCTGGAAATTGAATTGTAAAAGTTCCACTAGAAACTGTTTTGTCTCCACCAAAAGCGATCGCACAAACTGCTGCGTCTGTTGAATGTGAATCATTAAAAATTAAACATCCGTTAGCTGTGAATGAAGCTGATGTCCAAGAGACATCTGCAAAATCACAAACTGCAGTTGATGAATCTAATGTTGGTGTAACACTTGTTAATGCTTTTCCTTTTGCGGTGTAAGCTGTTCCAGATGAATTTGTTATTTCATTACTAGAAGAATAAGCAGTGGTGCTTGCTCCTAAAGTTGCAGAACTGGTATACAACGCTAAATTAAAAGTATTTCCAGTAGAAGCCGTAAAATTATGTTCTGCTTCTAGGATTTCCTGTTTAAAGCTATTACAAATTGCCGATGTTATTGCCATAGTTATCTCCTAATTATTGAGGCGGTGATTCGATCGGTATACGAACAGTACCATCTGTGTAATCGTCTCTTCTCCGTCTCCCAATTTGCACACTTGCAAATTTTTGTAGTTCAGTTTTATACTTATTTTCATATAGTGTCAACATATCCATTGGACCTTTTAAAAATCCATAAGCTTCCACCAGGGAAGCATAAAGCAGTCCTTGAGGAAAATATTTACTTATATAAGTCCCAGAAGTATTAGTCCCTAATCCTGTTGGCACTATATTTCCATGAATATTTATTAAATAATTGGCATCTGGTGTAGGAGCCATTATAATATTTCCTGAAGTGGTTGAGGCAGTTCCAGTCGCTCCCCCAAACATAGCATAATATTTAGGTAATCCTGTAGTATCTTGACCTGTTTGAGATCCTTCAGGACCAGTTAATTGTCCTACGTATTCGTTTATAAAAGTTCTATCTCTTTTTTGAAGCCAAGTTGCTTCACCTGTTCTTGAAGAAGTAGAATTAAAAACTTCAATACCTCTTACAAAAACCATGCCTGCCGGAACTCTAACTGTATTAACATCAGCTGCTAATGTTCCCGCGTACTCCACTCTATCTGAATCCATAGGAATATCATAAAAAATTCTATATTCTGCGTTTTCTATAAATCTACCTAGAGTAGCACCACTGAAAACAGTACTGTCTACTTCAGT